TATATGGAAAAACAAAACAATTATATAGATGAGGTGTTAGAGGAGTTTGATGAAGAATTTATTGGTGCTTTGGATAAATATCACAATAGATTATATTTTGAAATAAATGATAGGATAAATGCTTTAGAGCCAGAAGAAAGTAAAATAGAAGAAATTGGAGAAGAAACGGTAAATAGATTTAAAACATTCCTAAAACAAAAACTCCAAGAAGCAGAACAAAGAAAAGTTGAGGAGATAAGAAGGGGAATTAAAAAATTAAATATATATCAAGAAAGTGAGGGTGGTTGGTGTGGAGAAGCAACAATTAGTTTAGAAGAAGTTCTTGAAATTATTACTAAATAAACATATAGATATATGGGAAAAAAAATTAAGTGGGTTCAATCTGCATATAAAACTACTCAAGTTCATTGGGGGAAAACTCAATCTCAAATACTAAAAATGTTAGAGAATATTGGAATTGAACAAATAAGGTTTACTTCTATGCCTGATAGATTTATTTTGGAGTTTATGGCTCAAGCAGATGAAAAATCTATTCCAAGAGCAATTAGAATAGTTATACCGATTTTTACTTCGGTAAGTGATGACCCTACCAAGAGAAACAAAGAATTGAATATAATTCACAGAATTTTATTTAATCACTTAAAAGCAAAATTTATAGCAATAGGAAACGGACTAACAGAATTTGAAAGTGAGTTTATGGCTCATTTGGTTATTACTGATAAAGACGGAAATTCATCGACATTAGGAGAAAAATTGTTGCCAGAATATACAAAACATATAGAGAGTGGAGAAACACCTCAATTTAGATTAGGAAGTGGAAATAATTAAAAATTTACTAATAAAATATAGATATGGAATTAGAAATTTTACAAATAGTAGTATTGATTATAATTTTAATTATGTTAAATAAAATATAAATATATGAAAAAACAAAACAAAAAATATATAGATGAAGTTGTTAAGGGATGAAGTTGTTAAGGAACTAATTGGGACGATGGTTGCTTTTGAAGAAATGACTGACGAAAAAGACAAAGCCGAAAAAAGACCAAAAATAATTATTGAATTTATTAAACAAAAAATCAAAGAAGCACAACAAAAAAAGGTTAAAGAAATAAAAAACAGATTAAAAATAAAACTAACAGACCCTGATGAATTTCTAAGAGGTGGGATAGAGGATATTATTAGTGAATTAAATAACATATAGATATATGAAAGAAAAAATACTAAAACTTATAGAAGAAAGAAAACCAAACGAATATGCAGTTAGATATTATAAAACTTTGCAGGCCAGAACTTGGGAAGAAAAAAAACTTATTATTGAGGCTTTAGAAGATTTAAAGGAAGCGATAAATAACATATAAATATATGAATAAACTAAAACAACTAACAGAACATATACAAAAAGAGATACCTGAGATTATGGAATTGAAGTTTGGATGTAAAGTTGAGACGGGAAAAAATAGAGATAAAGCCATTATATTTTATTCTAAAAATAATCAAATTTGGATAAATTATGATAATTCAAATAACACAAATTATTTTAATCTTTCTGATGAAAGAAACTATCAAATTCTCGGTCGCCCAATAACCCTTGAAGATGTTCTTATGGTTATTCCAGAAAATAAAAAAAATGTATATTCTCTTGAAACTACTAATACTTTTATAGGGAGTAAAAAAAAGAATTTATTTGAATTTAATCATATGCACACAAGGACTGGAGTTTTCTGGATACCAAACAAAGACATCAACAACCAACCACAAGAAACGATAGATTTTTTACATAATTTACTAACTAAATAAACATATAGATATATGGAAAAAGAAAATATAAAAGTAGCCGAGAACCAATTTATAACGATATTTGAAAAGAAAATATGGGGAGGAATGCCTATGGCTAAAATAGCAGTCCATAAAGAAGATTTAGAAAGTAAAGCAACTTATGACCCAGATGATAAATTAAAACCAGTTTATAAAGATATTAGAGTAGAAATATGTGTTGCTGGAAAATGCATCGGGACAACATTAGATAAGATTATTGAAAATCAATGGGTTACTAATTAAACATCTAAATATATGAAACAAAAATTCCACAATTACCTAAGAAAATCAAACAACCCAATAAAGATATGGTTAAAGCATTGGAAGATATTTGATAAGTGTTGGAAAGAGTAAAATTTGTCCGCGAAGACATTAAACTAACAGTTCTTTGAAAGTTAGTTGGTTGGATAGAGGGGCTTTATCGTCTAATGGTAGGACAAGGGTCGCACCCAAAACATAGGTTCAAATCCTATTAAGGCTTCTCTACCCAGCCAATTAAACATAATTAAATGGAAAAGTTGTAGGTTGAGTAATGGAAGTGTGGCTTTCAGTAGTTGCCAAAAATCAGCTTAATCGTAAACAATGAGCGGGCATAATGCACCTTTATCAAACACTCGTAGTATTTATTTACTACAGATAAAGTAATCAATTTTGCATAAGTAGTTGTGTATTTTACGGATGCACTTGGAATTAAACTATCCCACATTTTCATTACTTAACCTATAACTAAGAAAGGAGGTTCAAAATGGGAAAAGTGAATCGGACATTTTTAACTCGGAAAGGAAGTCGATAATGTAATGTAATATGTTATAATAAACTTATGTTAACATTCATCAAATATACTAGAAAAAAGAGGACTCCAAGTGGTAGTAGTCGTCAAATGGCACTTTATCAATGTTCTTGTGGTAATGAAAAAGAAATTTGTGTTCGTAATGTCAATAAAAGTATTTCAAAATCTTGTGGTTGTCTTGGTAAAAAACAAATAACTGCATTAGGAAAATCAAATACTTGGACTAGAAAACACGGAATGTTTGGAACTAGATTTTATAATATTTATTATGGTCTTAGAATGAGATGTAGTAAAAATTCAGTTTCTAACTCTAAGTATTATAGTGATAAAGGGGTTAAATGTTTATGGAAAACTTTTATGGATTTCAAAAACGATATGTATGAAAGTTATCTTGAACACGAAAAAGAATTTGGGACTAAACAAACTACCGTTGATAGGATAGACAGTTCAAAACATTATTGTAAAGAAAATTGTGTTTGGGCAACATACAAAGAACAAGCAAAGGAGAAAATTGGTATGACTAAATTAGTTCTTAATATTCCTAAAATGAGAATACTTTTTGAGGGGGGAAAAAATGCGAAAGAAAAACAAGAGAAAAAATAAACTAACACGCCATCATATCAAAAATACCGTCAACGGTGGACTAACTACTCCAGAGAATATCATTAAGTTAAAAAACGAGAAACATCAGTATTTTCATAGTATTTTTCATAACTTAACTTTCTTGCAATCAGCAAGACTACTACTCCGAACCCACAATATGAAAAATGGCACAAACTTCAAAATAACTAAACAACCCAAAGGACTTTACTTAGTCGGAGGTAATTATTATGGAAATCAGAAGAAGATGTCCCACTTGTAATGTGAGATTGGTAAAAGCCGACGAAACCGAAGATAAACTCTATGTGTTTTGTCCAAAATGTGGCAAGGTTAATGTTTTCATCTCTGATACACCTTTAACGGTTGCTTTGAAAGAGATAAGCGAGAAACCGACAACTTCTCAATCTTCTATTTAATTATTGTGTTATTCTTTTAGGGAGGAAGAATTAAAAGAACCTCCCTTATTTATAATCAAATTATTAGTTAATCAATTAAAAGATAATAAAGATATTTATATTATTAGTTAAATAAAAAATATGAATTATATAGAAAAAATAAAAAAAGAATTAGACAAAGAATTAAAAATGAATAAGCCATATCAAGGCTTATTAGATGTTTATGCTTTATTGGTTTTAGTTAAGGGAGAAAATTGCAATAATGAAGATGTCCACGATGCTTGGAGTGTGTGGCAAAATCTTAAAGACAAAGAACACCGTTCGTTAATTCCTTTTGATGAATTGACAAGAGAAGTTCAAGATTTAGATACAAAATATAAAGATGCAATAATTAAAGTGGCTGTATTATTAAATAAAAAATAAATATATGAAAGAAGAAATAATTAAAATTATAATAAGTTTAATACTATTAGTTTTTTGTTTTTTTGTGGGTTTTAATTTGAAACAGACATTGTTAGAAAACCAGTTAAACATAGAAAAGATTTCAAATCTAAATATGCAAAATGCACAAAAACAAGATTTTAGCGATGGATACAAAGACGCGGTTATTGTAAAGTGAGAAAAACTTTGGTATAATATAAGCAATTAAAAGTTAATCTAAAAATTATGACTTTAAAAAGAACAATAAAAAATGCAGCTAAAAGAGTTAAGAGCGGAGCTGAAAAAGCAGGAGGAACTATTTTGAATACAAAACATAAAGCAACAGGAACTATTGCTGATTTCAGACGGGGGAGAGTTTTACAATTTCAAGGTTATGGAAAGAAATATGAATCGGAATTAGCAACGGCCAAGAGAGGCAAAAAAGACGGGAAAAAAAGACAAGCAACAAAAAGACCAACAATGAAAGGGTTATTAACTCAGACTATTACTTATAAGAAGAAGAAATAAAACTCTTATAACTTAATTTAGGAGATGATTTTACAATAATTTACAATAATATGCCATTTAAAAAAGGAGACCCCAATATAAATAGAAAAGGGAGAATAGATGGAGGCGGAGGATTGAAAGCTTATGATAGAGAGAAGTTTAGAGCTATGTCTATTGAAGAAAAGGATGAGTTTCTGAAAACAATCTCACCGGAAACACGATATAAAATGGCAGAGGGCAACCCTGCAACTTCATCTGAAGTAGATATTACAAGTAAAGGAGAACCAATTTTTAATGCGGAAAAACAACTCAACAAAATCTATGGAGAAAATGGTGGAGACAGCGTTTAATGCTGGTTCACCACGAAACCAAGTAGAACAATTCGCTAAATGTGGGTATGTTCCTTTTTTGTGGCAATGGGAATTTCACTCGGGAGCAAGACAAGCAGATAAAGAGAATGGCCCAGTTGATATAGGATTGGGGGGAGCGAGAGGACCAGGCAAGAGCCACGCAATACTTTCACAGATAGGATTAGATGACTGTCAGAGAGTTCCAAATTTGAAATGTTTATTTTTGAGAAAAACAGGATTATCAGCTAAAGAAAGCTTTGAAGATTTGATTGAAAAAACATTAAAAGGAAAAATACCTTTTACTTATGCGAGTAATGTTTTACGATTTCCTAACGGCTCAAGAGTTTTATTAGGAGGTTTCAGGGACGAAAGAGATTTAGAAAAATACATTGGTATTGAATATGATTTAATTGCTATTGAAGAATTAAACCAATTAGAGAAAAAAAGAGTAACTAAGTTAAAAGGTTCTTTGCGAACCAGTAAATTGAATTGGAGACCAAGAATGTATAATTCATTTAATCCCGGGGGACGAGGGCATAACTGGGTAAAAGAAAATTATATAATTCCTTATCGTAATGCTTTAGAAAAAGAAACAAGATTTTATCCATCAACATATAAGTCAAATGTTTTTCTAAACAAAGAGTATGTTGATTATTTAGAGGGACTTGCAGGAGATTTAGGAAAGGCTTGGCGAGAGGGAGAGTGGGATTTATTTGCGGGACAATATTTTACAGAATGGAATACAGCGATACACACTTGCAAACCTTTTAATATCCCGATCGACTGGAAAAAGTTTGTAGCGATAGACTATGGATATTCAGCTCCGTCATCTATGGGTTGGTATGCGATAGACCCAGACGGGACACTTTACAGATATAAAGAGTTTTATGATACTAATCACACTGGCTCGCAATTAGGGGAAAAGTTTGTTGAAATGACAAACCCCACAGAGCATATACAATACATAATTTGCGACCCATCTTTTTGGGCAAAAAGGGGAGAGAGTAATAATGCTTTATCAACAGCAGAGAAATTTGAACATAGAGTTAGAGAATTATTGGGAAGTATTGAAAGAAACGAATTAAACCCAGTATTAAAACCCCCTGCTTTGATTAGAGGAAATAATGACAGATTAACAGGGTGGCTTGAGGTTCACGAGTGGTTGAAACCTTTTGAAAAAGAGGGTATAATTACAGCAAGATTACAGATATTTTCTACTTGCACAGAGTTCTTGAGAACATTCCCAGCACTTATCCACGACGAGAAGAAACCAGAAGATGTGGATACCGACACAGAGGACCACCAAGGCGATGAATTACGATACGCTTTGATGTCAAGACCAACTCCCTCTCATTCATCAGGTCAGCTAAGAGAAAAGTTTTTTGAATTAAAAATGAAACAAAAATTATTAAAAAGGCGTAAACAAATTAGAAAATTATGATAAAAAAACAAGTTAAATTAGGAGACGAAAACAGAGAAGCAATTAAGAATGTTTCTTTCAGAGTAAAAGATATTGTCGGCAAGACAATGGGACCAGCAGGGCGAAATTACAATACCCCATCCGGAATAACTAATGATGGCAAGACAATAATGGGACAGATACGATTTGATGATGAGTGCGAAGACCAAGTCGCTATCGCCTATCACGAGATAGCAAGACAACAAAGTATAGACGGAGGAGATAATACTTCTACTGCTATGTATTTAGGGGCTAATCTATATTTAGATAATATAGACAATGTCGGTGATATAGATGTTCCCATCCCTAACACCCAAACAGTGATGGAATTATTGGCTGAATTAGATGAAGAAAAAGACAAAGCCATTTCATTATTGGAAAAAAAGATAATCCCAGTAAAAGACCAAAAAGAATTAGAAAAGGTGGCTTTTACAGCAATGGAGAATAAACAAGGGGCTGAAATCGTTTCTAAGACCATTTGGGAAGCAGGCAAGGATACTTTACCCAGTGTTGAATACAGTTTAGACGAGAAAATCAGCACAGAAATTATTAAAGGTTTAGAATGTTTTAGTTGCTAATCATATCTTTGAAGATAAAAATGAAATTGCTCCATTTTTCTTAACTTTTTTCAAAAAAGAAAATCCAAGAAAAGCATTAGTGATAGTCGCTCGTCAGTTTTCAATTTCATTTACCGCTTACATCACAGAGTTTTCCAAACAAACAAAATTCCCTATTGTGTTGGTTTCAAATGAGAAATTTACCAATGATGAGTTTGGTGACATCGCTTCTTTTTGTGGTGCTAATCTTATTGACACACAACCACGAACAGGCAAGCAGATTATTACAATGACAGTAAAAGACACAGGTTCCATTAAGAAGTTTATCGCAAGAGATAAGATAACCCAGTTTATTGGTGGTAGTGGTTTAGATATTAAAGACATCAAAAACGAAAAGATACAGACAAGAGTTTCAGAGCGAGTAGACGAAATCAAGGAAGCACAAAAGAGTGAAAAAGACAAAAAAGAAATAAAGAAAATGGACAAAAGAATATCTGCTTTGTTAGGTGGAGTAACTACTATTTATGTAGGAGCGAAAACTATTGTGGATAAATACTATATGAAACTAAAAACAGAAAATGCTGTCAATTCCTGTATTAAGGCATTAGAGGGTGGAATGTTGCAAGGAGGTGGTTTGGCTTTCAAAGAAGTAGCAGACGAGTTAGGGGAGAGTTCTAAGCTTTACAAGACACTTCAAGCACCTTACGAACGAATACAACAAAACAATATGGGTAAAGAATTTGATTTGGAGAATGTTTTTGATAGTTTCTTATCAATGAAAGCATCTTTGGAAAATGCAGTTAGCACCATTGGTATACTTTTGACTGTGGAGGGAATTATTGCAGATTATGAACCAAGTATGGTGGAAGAATTATCAAAAGTAGTTAATAAAGAATAATTATGATTAAATTTGGAGATAATGTAGAAATAACAAAAGAAGGTTTTTATAAAGGTTGTTATGGTGTGGTTTTTAGAGAAAACGAAAGTTTTCAAAAAGGAATAGAGAATACTTATTTAGTTGAATTAACTTCTGGACTTAAAATTGAAGAGAATAATTATTTTACTTTTAATCAATCTGAATTAAAAGTAGTTAAAGGTTATATATACAATTATATAAAGAAATGCGGTTAATAAAGAGTAATGTTATCAAAACCCAAAAAAGAAAACGGTATATTTGAACAACGAGATTTAGGACTGTATTGCATAAGAAATTATAGAGGTTCTATCTTTGTTCCACCGCAAACTTGTGTAAGTAAAGAAAGACAATGGACTAATGATTTGCAAGATTATATTATTGATTTAGAAGAATACATCAAAAAAATTGTTGTTAATTAAAAAATATGTTATAATATATGAGAAGAATAAAAAACAAGTTAATAATCTTTCTTTTTAGGTTGTTAGATGTCCCAGACATTACACCAAATGACAAAGATGAAAAGAATGTAAACAGATGGTTGGCTGATAGTTGGGGAGATAGAGGCTTTGTAGTTTATTCGCAGATGAGAGCCAAGCAATTACAAAAAGCATTAGCCAATGGTTCGGGAATGGCAGAACACCCACGAGATGATTATGTTAGAATGTCAGGACAGCGATTTGAACACGCAAGATTTATATTACAAAGCAAAAAGGCTTATCAGAAAAGAGAGAAAGAGAGAAAAAAATAAGAAATAAATAAACGGTGTCATTGAGGATTAAGTTGAGTTCTCTGTGTGATTTCCGACACCGTTATCATATAGAGAATTCTACTAAGTCCTTAACAGGACTTATTTTTAATAATATGGTCGTAGGTCTGCGACTTGAAATAATAGCTTAATAAATATTATGTCAATAGAAAAAACGCTCCAAGACGGCGAGGAGTTGAAAGAAGCCGAGGAAGTGGAAACTGAAGAAGAAACCACAGAAGATGAAGAGGTGGAAGAAACTGATGAAGACACAACCGACGAAGAAGATGATTATGTTCCTCTTACAAAGGAAGAACACGATAAACTTCTTGAGGAAAGAGAGAATTACAAGAAAGGTATGCTTAAAGCCAAGGCAAGTCAGAAGAAGCCTGCTGAAAGCAAAGAGAGTGAATTTGTAACCAAAGCAGATTTGCAAAAGGATTTGGAAAAACGAGCAATAAAAGAGGTTCTCGCAGATAATCCAGAAATGGATACTGATTGGAACAAATTTGTTAGTTATATTCCCAAGGTTGCCAAGTCAGATGACAAAGCAACCATTATGAAAAAAATCAAAGCAGGTTATGTAGGTTATCAATCAACTCTTGACCAGTCCGATGAAGATGTTGAAGATAAAACAGCGAAAGCCACTTTATCTAAAACAACAGGAACTGGTGGCAAATCTCCAAAACCAGCGGGAACTAAGAAAAAACATATTCTTAATACCAAAGGTGGTGGAATGGAATCGTGGTATCCTGATTCTAAATAATTTATCTTTTTCATAGAAGAGCAAACGGTGTCAGACAATAGGTGTCTGGCTCTTTTTGTTATTACTAATTAAATTCATAAAAAACTATGTTTATTCCAATTCAATATGACAGTGGAAAACTTGTGAAGATGAAAGTAGCAGCTGCAACCTTTAATAAAGGCGATGCAATGGTAGATGACGGAAACGGACATCTAACCGCCGCAGCAGTTCAATGTGCAGTTGATGTGCATTATGTGGCTATGGAAACTCAAGGTTCCGCACCCACAGCTGGCGACAAGCATTTAATGATTAAAACTCAAGGTGTAGAGTTTGAAGTTGATACAGATGCCGCTCCAGCACAAACAGATATGCTAACTTATTGTGATTTAGCAACTGTTTCTACCCTTGACCCTAATGGTTCTACTTACGATATTTTCTTCTTAGAAAGCATTGTAGGAGCAACCACAGACAAGAAAGTGCGAGGTTTCTTCGCAACAGGAGTGCCTAATTCCTAATCTTTAGGTTTTATTACTTAATTTATTAAAATACTATGATTGTATTAACCGACTTTGAAAGCCTTACAGATGACCTTCAAGAAATTTACAATGAAGCGTCAAAAGTTAAGGTTGCAAATATGGAAGGAAATAAAGTTTTTGAGATTAGAGATACTAATCGCTTAACTTTTGACCACCTTATCTTGCACGGTGTAGGTGGGATGTCCGAGGTAACACCCGGAGCAGACCTACCGACTGTTAATTCCGATGAGGGAGATAGTATTTCTTATACGCAACGATACTTCGGAGCAAACTTCAAAGTAACGAAGCAAATGAGAAAATTTGACTTATATGAACAAATTGAAGGCTTAGCCAAATCAATGGCTGATAATACCTTTGATAGGTTAGACCAGTCTTATGCAGACGCTTTACTATATGGACAATCTACATCTTATACAGATGTATGGGGTTCTACAGTATCAGCAGTAGGACCAAATGGTTTGGCTTTGTTCTCAACAGTTCAAAGTAACGGTGTTAGCACGAGTTCAATTACGAACTCAAATATCATTACTAATTCCGACGCAACAGTTAATCCAGCTTTGAGCAGAGATGCTATTGTAAACCAACGAAGACTTTCAAGAGTGTATAAAGACCCTGAAAATCTTGTTAAAGGAACACATCTTGATACAGTTCTTATCGCTCCAGCCAACGAAGACCTTGCAGAGAGAATTTTGTTCTCAACACAAATGTCAGGCACAGGCAATAATGATGTTAACTCTTTGAAAGGAAAGATTAAAAATCTTATTGTTTGGGATAGATTAGAAACTCGTTCAGATGATACAGACACTTCCGCTTATTGGTTTATGTCAGACTCTTCTAAAGTAGGAGAAACTCTTAAATCAAAATTCGCTGAAAGACCAACCCTTGACGCACCAGAGCAAGTATATAGGAACAAAAACTGGGAATACACAACTGATATGTTTTATACTATCGGTTTGGGATACCAACTATATGTTGCAGGAAGTACGGGGGTCAACTAAACTATTATTAGTTAATTCTTAAAAAAATTATGAGTAGAAGTGGACCAAATTGGACAAAACTTTACTCAGCAGGACGATGCAAAGAAATTGGACTGCCTTGGAGTGAAGAAGAAGCCATCGCCGTCTTTTCTCTAGGAATTCCCCCTGAATATGTCAGGGACGGAATTCTAACAGTAGAAGACTATGAAGAAGCCAAAACTTCAGATGAAAAAAATGGCAAACCTTTGGAGAGACAAACTCGTGGCGAGTTAGATAAACTTGCTAATGAGTTAAAAGTCGTGTTCACTCCACAAACACCTGACCTTGCTTTAGTAAGACTAATTTCAAAGGCACAAGAGCCTAAGAAAGAAGCAAAAAAGGTGGTTAAGAAAAAATAATTATGAATAATATCTTAAAGAACATAGGGTTGAGTATAATTCTGATTATTGGAGGAGTTATTCTTGGATATGCTTCGTTCTCAGGAGGACCAGCCACAGGTGGAACTACCAATTATGATGCAATAGATGTATCAGACGGGTATAAAGTTGACGGAACTACTATTATTGACGGTTCTGGGAACTTATCTGTTGGCACAGGTGCATTTTCAAGCACAGTTGCCTTTAATGGACTTCCAACCTTGAATGCTGGTTTATTGCATAGTTATACTAATTCAACTTCAACTACCGCGACAACTCAAACATTGTTAGCGGCAGATATTTTGAATTACGCGACTGTGATAATGGATATTGAAGTTGGGGCAACGACATTTACTTTCCCCGCTTCCTCTACTTTATCAGCAATGGTTCCAGTAGCAGGAGATAGATTTGAGCAATGTTGGTATAACGCAACAACGACGGCTTCACAAACTATTACTTTTGCCGCAGGGACAGGAATTGATTTAGAAATTTCAACATCTTCAACTAATGCTTTGACAATAAATCCAGACGGGTTTAATTGTTTTGAGTATGTTAGAAAGCCAGCAACGGCTACAACATTTGATATTGGAGTTCTAATGACACATTTTGACGAAGGAGATTAATGCCTTAACTCAGTCCGTTCACAAAATTGTGAATGGGTTGGGATTAGGGTCGTTATTATTAGCCTTAATTAAATAAATACTAAAATGGCAAAAATAAATGGTGCTGTAGCAATCGGGACTTGGAGCATTCATACTCCACTAAACGCTGTTACAGCCACAACTACATCATCTGTATTAGATATAGCAGGTGCTACGAGAATATCATTAGCATTTACAAGAGCCGACCATTCATCGGGTTCTTCTGCATTCAAAGTGCAGGTTTCAGTTGATGGAACAACATTTGTTGATTTCAATAAATTGATAACAAACACAGAAAATGCGATTGCAGAGGGAGAAGTTAGAGTAACTACAATTACTTTATCAGCCAACGGAACAACTGTTGCATCTATGGACTTAGACAAGAGTATTTACAAAGCAATGAAAGTGGTTGTTACGGAAACAACAGACGGAACTCATACTGCGAAAGCACTTATCTCTTATTAGTTAAAAATAAATTATCGTGATACCCATAATAAATCACAAGAACGGGGCAATTTATATAAATCAAACTCCTTTAATTGAAAGTTTGATTGAAAAAACATATCTAACCGAAGATATGGCTGTTGGGACTGCCGTAAAAGTCAAAAGCACGAAAGGATTTCACGCAGCCACTAATCAACCTATTATTATAGGGAGTTTAGGCAACGAAACATCTGAAATAGTAGAAAGCGAAACTACAACATCGCCCGATACAATAACATTGGCTTCTACAAGTATCTTCGCTCATAAGACAGGCGACCCAGTTTATCTTATCAAGTATAACCAAATAGAGATTTCACACTCTGCGACAGCAGGAGGTTCAAAATCAGTATTAGCGACAGTAGATATTCAACCCGATAAACTTATCTTTATTTATGACGAAACAGCCCAAACGACAGGATATTACTTTGCGAGGTTCAAAGAAACAGTCGGTGGGACTTTTTCAGATTATACAGATGCAATTCCTTACAGTGGTTGGGCTTCAAATACAGTCGGCTACATAATGGATAAAGCCCTTAAAAGAAACACTACTGAATTATCAGATATTCTTACAAAGGAAACTATTTACTCTGAAATAAACGAATGTATGCGACTTATTCAGGGGAAACTAATCAGGTGGGCTCAACACAGCAAACTTAATGCAGTAATAGACCAAACCAGCAGAGGTTCGTTTATTTATTCGCTACCAACTGATATTTACGATAACGACAGCAATAAATCAGTTATTGGGGTGAGAATAGGCGATAATCAAAATCTTTCTTATTTAGACCCAGTAGAATTTGAAGAAAGACTGGGCGACTTGAAATATACTCAAGCAACCACAGAAGCCACAGCAGGCGACACAACTTTTGAAATAGATAATTCCTATGACTTTTCAGATACAGGTTCTGTAAATGTTTACATTTCAGGGACTAAATACAATATCACTTATACAGGCATAACAAGAAGTGAAACAGCAGGAGTATTGACAGGAGTTCCAGCCAGTGGGACTGGAGCAATTACCGTGACTATCCCAGTAGATACTTATGTTTATCAAGACGAAGAAGAGGGAGAGCCAGACAGTTTTACTATCAGAAATAATCAACTGGAAATATATCAAAAGCCCGATGCTTCCTATGACAATATGAATATTTATATGGATTATTGGAAAGTAGCCACAGAAGTCAATTCAGACGGCGATATAATAGATATACAGCGATTTGATATGATTTTGGATTATCTTACTTGGAAAATCAAAGCAATAGTCAAAAATGACGGCGAATTAAACTTAAAAGACGGCTATTACTTGCAATTCAGAGAAAGGCTTTCAGACACTATTCGCACCAGTCGTAGTGGTCTTATTTTCAAAATGTCGCCCAAAATCAACACAATAAGGTATAATGGTAAAGGCAGGACACGACCTCTTGCCGGAGAAGGAGATTAAATATTATGACAAAAATGAAAATCACAGATTTTTCTTCAGGACAAATTGATACTAATATCAACCTTGCCCCTTCTAATTCAGTAGGGCTAATGCAAAATATGGAAGCAGACATTGAGATAGGGTCAGCTGTTTCTCGTCTCGGAACGGAGCTTGTAGGCTCTCAAATCGTCAATGACAAGCCATTACTCGGACTACATCAGCATATTGACACAGTCACTCCAGCAAATAATAAACTATTCGGGGTTGTTTCAGACGGGACTAATTCAGATATTTACATAGTCGGTGGGGCGAAATCCCTTGAAGACGACACAAAAGACCTTAAAACAAGATTTTTAACCTTTTTAGGGGCAACTTTACGACTAAACGGCACAGATGATGAAAAATCTTACACATCAGCAGGTTGGATAGCAACAGGTGGGGCTTTTGACCTTGCGAATATACCAGGTTCTAATAAAAACAAATATCCTATTGAATTTTTAGACAGGGTTTATCTCGCAGGCGACACAGCGAACCCGACGAGATTATATTATTCAGGAGTTTCAGACGGTTCAGCAGTTTCTTTCACTTCAGATAATGGATATGTAGATATTGAGCCCGAAGATAAAGGCGGAGCGATAACGGGCTTAGGTAAAGTCCCTGGTTATATTCTTATTTTCAAAGAAAGGTCAATGCACAGATGGAATTTCAACTCTGCTTTCCCCGAAAGTTTAATTCAAATAGGAACACCTAGCCACGAAAGTATAATAATGGGAGGGGGCTTGTGTGCCTTTTATTCCAATTCTAACGAGGGGGCAAGGGGTTTTTACATAACTAATGGCTCTCGTCCTGTATGTATCTCACAGGACAATAATAGACCGATTAACAAGTGGGTAGATGCAATAGCCAGTGGTAA